TCACCGCGCTTTATGATTCCTTTGGGTAAATCAGTCATAGATTATCTCCATCATTTTCTTAGCTAAAGATTTTCCTTTGGTAGTGAGTGACACAAGGCGTTGTCTGTTGTCTTCTGGGTGAATTTCCACACGAAGAATACCAAAACCCTCGTCATGTATGTAGCTTCGATCAGCCATTGAATTCATACACCTATTGATGGTGGTCTGTGTCATGCCAAGCGCATCAGGCAGGTCACGGGTCTCCACGATTTCATTGTTACGCGCTGCGACATAAAGAAAGATCCGCGCATGGTTGAGGGTTGATTTGTAGTACACCTCTGACAAGAGGCTTATAGCGTGTTGGATTTTATCTAAGTTTTCCATGTTCCTGATCCGGTAAAATAATTACTTTTCTTGGGGTTCCATATTTAAGAGGGTCTATCAGAATGGAAGCTGCAGCGGGTGCCTTCATCCCTGTCATGCATCGGTTCAGAACTGCATCATTAAAGTAGGCAAGCCAATCATACTTACCGTTAGAAAAGGTGGCTATAAAAGATTGGATTTTGCTCCTGTATCGTGCAGCCTTAGAGTTACTCCCATTGGAGCGCATGAACGTCCACGAGAAGTAAGTTACATTCACCCAAAAACGGGGGGCTGTTAAATGTGTCATCATGGCTTTGACCTTTCTATTAGATCTATTGAGATTTGCAGCTTACCTAATTGCAGGTGCACACATCGTCCATACCAATGTGTAACATTCCAGCAATCAAACTGCAAAGATTTATAAAGATGATCTACGCTGATCGATATATTAAGTTTAGTAGTTAGTAATCTTTTCAGCATAGAAGCATTCCCTAGTATTTTATTATCCATTTATATTTTCTGCGCCAATTAAACTCATGTTGAGATAAATTGGAACACCTTTTTTTAAAATGGTGGTTCTTCGCCCACAAAGGACGGTGACCAGCCAATTGATTTCTTATTATCTGGGCGTTGCTCTGCCTCGTTGGTGCCCAGAGGTGACGGTGGTTTCTCTGGCCCAAACATCTGGACCAGAAAGGTTTGAAGGTGGGTGCTCCACTCCATCAGGTTTTGACCTCTGCAATCATCTTGACCATAAATTCTAGGGCGTCATCCCTGTCATTAAACTTGACCATGAACTCAGAATGGTTGGTGATATTCCAGACAGTCCACATGGCTTTTTTGCTGTCAAACTCTAGGTGTAAATTGATATCCATTGATAGCACTCCTTATGCTGTTGCGTATTTATTGCGTGAACAGGGGTCTAAAACACGACACCCTAGATGGTTGGACATGACAGCACACAGGCCTGAGCCTATGGCCTCGCAATGGTCTTTCAGGACAAAGCTTGCGAACCTGTAGGGGTTATAGGTGAAGTCAAACCCCTCGCGCTGCATGTTCTCCGCGTCTTGCTCATGGTGCACCATGCCCATGCAATCGCTATGGTCACCGACAGGCAGCGGCCCGTGCTTGTAGGGGTTGGTTTCCCTGCCTGTCCAATTGGCAAGGGTGCCGCGCACCACTGCATGGACATACTTTTTACGTTCCCTCAAGACACGCTCGCGGCCTGCCTGTGATACCTTGAATTCTGGTAGTTCCAGCCAAACTTCGTCGGCATGGGCAACCACTAGGCCTCTGTTTGGCCCCTCTAGGGCGCGGATTGAATACTTGCCGTTATGCAGGTTTCTATAAACTTCTACTCTCATTTTTTTAGCTCCTGTGCTGTCGGTTGTGGGTTCAGTGGCTCGCCTGTTTTTGGGTCAAGCCACAGGTTATGGGTCAGGTCATATGAGTAAGTTTTAGCGGCCATAGGGTGTCACCTTGACCTTGTGGGGTTCTACAGCATCACGCCGCACCTCGAAGCGAAGGCCACCTAAGCAATCACGCGCCGTTATGAGACCGTGCTGGCGTGACAGTTTTCTTGCTTCTGCCATTTGCTTTTGGCGCGATAGATTGCACAAGATTGCTAGTGGCTTGGCGCGGTCAAAACCTGCGTATAAGTAAATGGTCATCTGTCCAGCCACCCCCCAGCACCAAAGATATGAAAGATTTCTGCGGCGGTGTCGTAGTGACCAATTGGGTCAAAATCACGACCACCATACCAAGCGGCAAAGCAGTATTGCTTGTCATCGCGTAGTGGGTTGAACAGGATGCACCAATGGCTTCCAGCGCCGCGATATTTGATTGATTGGACCTTGCGGCCCTTTAAGGTTTTTGGCGGTATCATCAGATAAGCCCTCCTAAGGTTTGAATGATTTGTGGCAGGTGAAGGATTAGGACTGTGAACAGCCCAAACCCTATAAATTCACGAATAAAAATCAACATTGGGTACCTTTCGATATCAGTTAGATTAAGCTGTGTTTTTGGCATAGGTTAAGCAGCCAAGAGTTTGATGAACAAGGACATAACCTGCAGCCTCTAGTTCAAGCTTGCGGCGTTCTGCCCTGCGAATTGAAATAATGCTGTAATTGTTCCAAGTGACATATTGCATGGTTATTTACCTTTTTGGGTTAGATTGCATTAATGGGTGATAAAGACAACAGGTTTCTTTGCGGTCCAGCATAAGCCACAGGCACCACAGTCAGGAACAAGCGTTTCTTCGTCTTTCTTGGCATACTGGCCTGTGGCCTTGCTGATTTGCGTAGGGCACAAGAAAGCTTGCTTGGCTTGTACAGCATCAACAGCGCGTTGATCGTCATAAGAATTGGCTGTCCATGTTGCATCGTCAAAATTACCGGAAAAGCGGATTGCAAACCTATCGGGGCAAGCATTACGCAGCGATAGGATAGCTTGGCCTATTTCACGCTCTTGCTTATCATCCGCATTAGGTTGGTTTGCAGTGTACCCATAGATGTGAAGGGCAGAAAATTTACCAAGCCAAGAAGCCCATTTTGCAACATATGAGACGCTGTAGAAATCGCCTAGAATATGCAAGCGAACCATAAATCCTGCAGGGTGTTTGCGCTGCAATTCTGCCAATTCAGTTTCAAGCATTGCTTCCAATTCTGGCCCTGCAGCGTAACGGTATGCGTACATCATATTATTGCCATAGCAATCAGCCCAATGGGCACATGACCTAGGGCAGGTAGCACGCTCTTCGAGCGTCAATGTGTAAATCGGGAAGCCTGTAAATTTGCCCTTAGTGATTTTCTTGCCAAGCTTGACGTTTGTTGAGCGCTTTATGAGCAATTCGGTTTTGCCCATTGTTTCGCGGCTTGCTTGCTTCACACGATTGCCGAAAACTGTTTTGGCGTTGGCAATTGCAATCTCTGTTTTTGATAGGGTTTTCATGGTTATTTACCTTTTTGGGTTAGATTAAACGATTGAAGGGATTGAGAATTGAATGGCAACAATTGCAGATTTGCGGATTGCTGGTGCGAACACATAAAAAGCAAAATGCTTACGTTGCGTGTCGCGTGTCTTACATGTGAAGAACTTGAATTTCATGGTGTCACCTTTCTTGTGAATGTAACCAATATCTATTCGTATATGGTTAGACTGTCAACAATTAATTTGCACCATGACCAGCAAGGAACACAAAAAAACGATAGATAAACCCAATAAAATATAGCTAAAATGCAATAATAAAAAAATTTAAAATCACGACAAGATCTATCGATATTTGGGATAAACCCATAAAAAAACTTAGAGGGCTGGCCGTGATTTGCTCGCAGTTTCTGCAGGTGATTTGCTGGTGATTTGCTGGCCTTGCTGGACCTATCGAAAACTGTAGGGAAGCTGCAGGAAAACGGCAGGGAAACTATGCGAAAACGCTAGGGAAGAAATAAAGAACTGGCGGCAATTTCGCGGCATCTTGCAGCACCTGCAGCGCCCATAAAATAAGGTGCGTAGCAGTGCCCGTAACTGTTACCGGACCCCTTATTTATATGACAAATCCGGTGCTTGGTGCAGACTTTTGGTGCAATGCTGGTCACCGCTGGCGCTCGAAGCCATAAGGTGCATGGGGGGAATCGCGGCTGGCAGGTATATCGTATACCCCCTCACAGTTTTCTTCCAAAAACTTTTAGCACCCTAAAGACCCTTACCGTCACCTTTAATTTCCCAACGCATACACCAAGGACATTTATGGTGTGCTGCTCTGTTGATGTCACCTCTAGTTATCCCGATATCCTTTAGATCTTTATCGGAGTGCATCCTTAGTTTGTCTGCAGCCCAGTTAGCATTCCTGTGGAACTTATAGTCCTTCCACATCTGTAGTATGTTCATGGATGTAACACCTATCTTAATAGTTGATTGTATGGGTTACACTGGTGGTGCTCATCTACAGCATGAATTAGCATGTCATAGAAACTAGCAGAACCTTTAGACCTTACAGTTACCTTAAAGATCTAAAGGTTACCTATAGCTATACCTATATATACCAACAGGGGCCTACCCTAAGGGGCAACCTAATTGATTTCTTTATGTGTTCAGAAGGTTACCAGTAGTTACTTGAAGGGGTATCTAAGTTGTTCCCAAAGACTACAGCTAGACCCATGCTAGCTTGTGCTTGCACTCTTCTAACTTCATCCATGAGCATCTCTTCACGCCTTGAGGATATCTGTTGTTCTGCATCCTGTGCCATTGCGTCTACCCAATATTGTACAGCCATTGCCAGTGCATCTAATCTATCGTCATTTGATAGGGCACCTCTGTCATTGGTTATCCTAGTAAGCTGATACATCAGTTGGTATCTGAGGGATTGTTCAGGTGGTAAGTGCTGGCAGCTATCGTAGTCTTCTTTAATAAGCTTTTTGTCCATCACTAGCTTGTGCTGGTTCATCACAGGTTCGAGGACATCGATGATGCGTTTCTCTTTCTGTGTGTTATGCCTGACCTCTGAGAGTGTCACAGGATATATCTTACTGAGGATTGGTGTCATCAGTTGGTTAAACATCCCGTCACCAAAGTTACTCTCAACGATAATCTCATTGACCTCTTCATCCCTTGCGATACCTGCAAGTTTCCTAAGAGCTTCCTCAGAGTAGCCACCAGCTACACCGCTACACCTTCTGACATAGAGGTATCCATTGAGCATCTTAACGACTGCATAGCCTGTTTCATCCTTACCTCTACCTGAGGGGTCAATGGACATTACAGACCCTGAGTATTCGATGAACTCATTGGGTATGTGCATAGGTTTGTGGTAGTGGTCACCATTGAATGCTACGTTAGGAAGTTCCTCTACTATGTACTCATTCCCAGACGCCCATACGAGCCTCTCAGGGGCCTCGTGAGTAGGGATGTCCATGACTAGCAGGTCACCTACCTTGAGGGGGTATCTCTCAGCGTCAGAGAGTCTCGTATCGAGCATGAACTGCAATGCGAATCCTGATCGACCATAGGAAGCTTCTCGTTCCATTAGGTCGAAGTCAGAGAACCTATCAGGGTCTGTAGGAGCACCCTCTAGCTCTGGGTCATCTTCCAGTTCTTTGAGTACCTTTGGGGCTATCTTATTGCCATAGCCTGTCATCTGGTCTTCGTTAGGGTATCTAGCAGGCCAGATGCGAACCTTGTAGCCTCTCTCAGGTAGTTTGTTGTAAAGGCTCTCTTGGTTCTGTGGTGTACCTAAGTAGATGATACGTCCATCAGGTTTTAGGATAGCGTCAAATTCCTTAACAGCTTCTGACAGTCTATCTCTCATGCCTTGTGTCATGGAGTTATTAGGTACTTCGATATCATCAGCGATAAGCACATCAGCACGAGACCCAGCTAACTGGCCTGTAATACCTACAGACTTAACTGAAGGTGCGTGTGATGCAGCCGCTGGTCCTACATCGAAGGATATCTTAGATTGCCTCTGTTCTTCTCTAGGTATCAGGTGGGCTAGTATGTCCATCTCCCTGATTAACCTGAGGGTAAAGGTTGTAAAGTCATCTGCGCGTGTCTTAGAGGCCGACACGACCAAGATGTTTAACTGAGGGTTCATGTAAAGAAGCCAGACCACATACGCTGAAGTAATCCATGACTTTCCAACACCCCTGAAGGCTTCAACGATAATTCGTTTGTCACCATTCTGGATGTGTTTAGCTATGTCATATTGTACTGGCGTAGGGTCTGGCAGGTTCAAATGCTTCCACACTACAAATAAGAATTTCCTAAAGTCTGATAGGGGGTCTTGGTCTGTAGGGATGCCTAAGGATGTTGTGTTCTGAAACATCCCTAGTGGCGCATCTCGTTCTCATCTGCATCTTCGTCACCAAAGTTAGGCAGTGTCTTTACAAGGTCACCTAAAGGTGAACCTTCAGCCGCAAGTCCTTCAATATTATTATCTTTTAGGAACTGACGGGCTACGTTTAGATCTGAAGCTTTTGCCTCAGGGTCGTTGATACGGGCTAATAAGTTCTCAGCCAGTGTCTTGTGTAATAGCTCTAAGAGTTCTCTCTCAGTCATTTAATCTTCTCCCTAGCTATACCTTTAGACTTCTCGAAACTTCTGAGTCCTCCAAGACCTAAAAGGCTGAGTGTCAGAGTCATAAGTTCTCCGGTATTGAGCTTTGGTAAATCGATTTCAGGCATCCATATAATGATTGCCCATTCTGCAATTGGCATCAGGAAGAATTGAGTCAGTAGACCTAGAGCACAGATCCACATGATTGCTGGTCTAGCTCCGCTTACAAATATAGATGCGTGTTTGCTCTGTTCTATATTAGCCTGTGCATTTGCCAGCATAGCTTCACTCATATGCTTTTCGCTCATGGTTGCTATTTCGTGTGCTAGTTTAGCTTTCTGGTCTTTGTCTTCAATAAATTGGTCGAGCAAGTTTGCCACAGGCCCGACCAGTGCAGTTATAAAACTCATATAAAATCCTTAGTGAGGACTTCTAGTTGCCATTAATTCTACCGATTTTCGGATGGCCTTAATGTTTTCATCAATACGAGCCATAGCTATTGCCTGTGACTGTACTAAGTCCTCAATCTTCTCTACGCGGAAATCTAAATTAGTGATTGCCGCTGCGTTTCTATCAATGTCTGACATCATCATACTTACTGTCCAGACTATTGCTGCGCCTTGTACCACCAACCCGAATATCAGGGTCAGCGGTACAGACTTAGATAGGTGCCAATTATCGTCTGGCATTAGTCAGACGCCTCTGCAATCGTTAGTGTGCCAGCCTCAACCTGCCGCATGATCTCAAAGTAGTGGCGATTGGCTAAATCAATGGGAACTGACCACTCCCGTCCGTCAATGATGGCTTGGATGGCAATGTTTGTATTGTCTACGTTTAGATACTGTGCCGAAGTTATGTTCATATTATCCATTTTACAACTCTGCCTCTACTTCAATGTAATCTCCAGCCGTTACAAATAATATGCACTCCTCGCCGTTACTTCTACCGCTTTCAGCAACGAAAACAGAAACACCATATTGAGTCCTATAGGCATATGAGCCTGAGCCAATATCGTTTGCAGAGGCTTGAGGTCTTGATGCCCTTCTCCATAAAACGCCAGACGCAGCTTCAGTTACCGCTGGTTGAACTCGCTTTGGAACTTGAAAAGGTATTGTAAAACCTGACCAAATGCCGCTTCCATATCTTGAAGTGTGGCCTGTCGCGCTAATAGAGAACGGTAATTCAATCTTTTCAAAATACCGCTGACACCTAGCCAATGTATCCCCGTAGCTTTCGTGCGGGAAGTCGATAGCGCTGTCACCAACGTTCAGGCAGACGCCTGTGATTTGCCAGTAGTTAGAGGTGCTGTCGCCGATGTTTACTGTAGTGCCAGCATTGCGATTTGCATTATTCGCAGCAGTCCAGCTTGTATTTAAGGTTCCTGAGTTAAAGTTAGAGCCGCTATCAAGCCACCACTCTAGCTTCAAGCTTTCATTTGCATCATTGTCAAGAGCGCCTGTTGTGTCACCCGCCAGTGTGATAGTTTTATATTCCCAAGCTCCAGATGCGTTGACTGTATAGCTTGCGCTTATGTATCTTACATTATCCTGATCTCGTGCGTTAACCTGATAAGTACCTGTCATGTTAGACTTTACCCAAAATGATAAAGTAACAGGCAAAGCATCTGAGGTGCCTTTCTTAAGGTGCTGTAGGTTTTGTCCCTCAAGCTTATGTGCAAAGAAAACATAATCTGAACTATCTGGGGAAGCGTCTGCTACAGTGCAGTCTATTTTAAGACTATTAGCAAACCCTTCGGGTGCATCATTCTCTTGGGTAACAGTGTAAGTGCCAAGATTATTCATGTTAACTTCCATCCGATCACAAGTTCTGTAACCGGCAGTAGTAACACCCGTCACACTGGACGAGCGTTGAGCCACGGTCATAGCCCCGTTCACCACCATGTTGGTGCCAGTGATAGCCCCATCATCAACCTGATTGCCAAGATCGGCTAGTTGCCTTGCCTTGCTCATTATACCGCCTCCAATGCTGTTAGTCGTGTTTCAAGAGCCTCTATTTTAGCGATAGCCTCTTTCAAAGCCGCCGTTAAAACAGGAACGATTTTGCTTTGATCAATCCCTTGATACACAGGTTCGCTTCCTGTCGCAGTCCAAGTGTGTCCTTCTTGTAAATCTTCTGGTTCAGCAATACCTGTTTCAACAATTTCACCCGCTGCATCGATTACGTTACCAACAGCCTGTGTTTCATCTTTCACACCGTCAATAGCCTCAGGAACTACTGTCTGAGCTTCGTGAGCAATAAAGCCATCAACAGTTAAATCAGCATCTGCAATAAAATTAAATCGCTTTGGTAAAAGCTGTTTTACTCTCTCAATACCATCAGTAATATCGACTACATTTTCCTTCAAACGATAATCTGAGGATGTGACGTAGGAAGTAGCCGTGCCACTGGTTTGTATTCGACCAACAATTCCATTCGGGTTCATAAAGTTTATGTGTCGGCGTGTTCCCGTAGAGCCAAATCGTGACCCTATAACACACGATGTTGACCCTGTTCTGGTATCGTTGATATAAAACTTGTGAACATAATTTGCACTCGTTGTCGTATCATCATTTAATGCCAAAGCTCCACTTGAAATAATCCGCATACGTTCTGCGTATGTGCTAGAGCCTGTTCTGGTATGGAAAACTAAATGGTTGTCGTAGTTATTGGATGTGGCAAGAGATACTATATTCCACGTCCCAACAGAACCACTATCGTTTAATGCTTGTAAAGTAAGGGCAGAATAAGAACCAGTAGTTGCACTGGAGTTCCGCACACGCAGCCTCGCATTACTTGCCAAAACGCTTGAGGCGCTGTAAAGCTCTGCATCCCCATCAGATAACTGTAAAATTGAACTAGGGCCAGTAAGGCCGATCCCGACATTACCGCTGCTGTCGATGCGCATGGCTTCTGAGCCGTCAACCCTAAAGTTAATGCTAGAGTTGGTTGCCGCAGCACCTTCATCAGACGCAATAGTAAATGTCCCGCCATTAT